GCCAGGCTGAACCGGCCAGTGGTGAACCGGCGCGTGGGCTTGTTTCCCGCGCCGCGCCCGGGCGCTCGATCCCTCAAAGGAGGGACTGCGATGGCTTCCCGCTTCATGGACCGCCTGGCGGTCGACTACCGCAACCTGTCCGAGCAGTACGACGGCATCTTGAACCGGTGCAACGAGGACAACCGCGACCCGACCGACGACGAGGCCGCCATCCTGGACGGGCTGCGCTCGGAGATGACCCCGCTCGGCGACCGGCTGATCGAGCTGCGGGAGACCGACGAGCGCCGCTGGGCCGCCGTCCGGGCCATGAGTGACGCCCCGCCCGCCCCCGAGACCAAGAACCTGCCGGTGGTGGCGGTCAGAAGCGAGGCCGAGCTCTACCACCCGGCCGACGCCAGTGGCGGGCCCCGGCTGTCCTTCTTCCGTGACCTGATGTACGCCCAGGTCGACCAGGACGTCGAGGCCCGCTCGCGCATCGAGCGCCACAACCTGCAGATGCGGGCGGCCGGCACCACCACCACCGGGGCCGGCGTCATCCCGCCCACCTGGTTGTTCAACGAGTTCGCCATGCTCCAGCACGGGGCCCGGCCGTGGGCCGACACCCTGCGCCGGGTCGGGATCGACTCGGCCAACCCGGTCAACATCGGAAAGCAGGTCACCCCGGGCGCGGCGCCGGCCGACGGCAGCTTCAACGCCAACGTGATCACCACCAACCCGGTGACCTACACCGGCAAGGTCGACGTGTCCCGCCAGCTGGTCGACGGGTCCAACCCGGCGGTCGACGGGATCATCTATGCGGACATCATGGGGGCCTACAACGAGCTGATCGAGAGCGCGGTGGTGAGCGCCTTCGAGGCCCTCAGCGCCCCCTCGGGCCTGGCCGGGGTCATCACCTACCCGGGCACCGCCCCGGTCTACACCAACCTGCCCGACGCCTTCATCGACGGCTCGGCCAGCATCATCAAGCGGCGCAAGATGCCGCCCCGGGTGGTCTTGCTCTCCACCGGCGCCTGGGCCTTTCTGGCCAAGCAGAAGGACCAGCAGGGCCGGCCGCTGGTCACCACCGGCTACCACGGGCCCGTGAACGCCTACGGCCTCGGCGAGGCGACCCAGTACGGGACCATCGCGGGCGAGGTCGTCGGGCTGAACTGCATCCCGTCCTGGGCCGGGGTCGACAACCACATCTACATCGTGAAGGTCGACGACCTGCTGCTGCTGGAGAGCTCGACCTTCAACTTCAGATACGAAGAGGTGCTCGGGCCGAGCTCGATCCGCCTCGGCGTGTGGGGCTACGCCGCCCCGGTGCTCGGCCGCTACCCGTCGGCCATTCTCCGCATCGACGCCGGCACCACCATCCCGGCCCCGGTCGTGGCCGAGGAGGAGGAGCCGGCGGCCGAGGGCGAGATCCCGGCCGAGACGGCCGGAGGCCCGGGCACGCCCCGGTCGAGGAAGTAACGGACCGGGCGATGGCGACCGGCTGGCCGCAACTGGCCGACGTGAAGGCCTACCTGCGGCTCGGGACCGACACCACCGACGACCCGGTGGTGACCCAGTTCCTGGCCGCCGCCATCGCCTGGGTCACGCACCGGGCCGACCCGCTCTACACCACCGTGGGCGGGTCGGCCTTCCTGCCCGACCCCCTCTTCACCGTCGCCGTCATGGAGGCCGGCCGGCTGTACCGGAGGCGGGACTCGGTCGACGGCACCGTGGGCTGGGGCGACCTAGGCGTGATCCGGGTCGGGCCGAAGGACCCCGACATCGAGAGCCAGCTGGCCCCCTACCTGGCCGTGGTGTTCGCATGACCCAGGTCCTCTCGGCCCTGCCGGCCGCCGTCAACCTGCTGCTCTACAAGGGCGACGACTTCACCATGACCCTCACCGTGACCAATCCCGACGGCTCGGCGGCCAGCCTGACCGGGGCGACGTTCAAGGCCCAGATCCGCACCGCCCCGGGGGCGGCGACGCTGCTGGCCAGCTTCACCACCTCGGTGGCCACCAACGTGGTCACCCTCACGCTGCCGAACGCCAGCTCGGCCACCCTGCCGGCCGCCTGTGCCTGGGACTGCCAGATGACGGCGACGGCCGGGACCATCACCACCCTGGCCGCCGGGACGGTCAGCGTGTCCGGGGACGTGAGCGTATGAGCAACGCCGAGGCCGGGGGCTCCGGCCAGCCCCACGCCACCGTGGCCACGCCGGGCCAGCCGGGCGTCACCGTCGGCCAGAGCACCCACGGCGCCACCGCCGGCCTGCCGGCCACCGCCGGGGTGGCCGTGGCCGCCCCCGGGGTGCCGAACGTGGCCGTCTATCCCGGGGGTGCCACCTCCGGGCCACCGGGGCCACCAGGGCCTGCCGGGCCACCAGGGCCTGCCGGTCCGGGGGTGCCCACCGGCGGGACGACCGGCCAGGTGCTCGAGAAGAACAGCGCCACCGATTACGACACCTCCTGGCAGACCGTCTCGGCCGGTGGCGGTGGGCCACCGCCGGCCACCACCGTGGCCGGACCGCCCGCCTTCGGTGCTGCCTCGGTGGTGGGGACGGGCACCAACTACGCCCGCAACGACCACGTCCACGGCCTGCCGGCCAACCCGGTGCCCGCCTTCGGCGCGGCCGTGGTGGCCGAGACCTCCTTCGGCCTGGCCAGCGCCATCGGCGTGGCCGGCACCCTGGCCCGCTCCGACCACACCCACGGCAGCCCGGCCGCCCCGGCGGCTCCGCCGGCCGCCGCGACCACCGTCGTCGGCCCCGACGCCTACTCCACCCCCTCGGCCGTCGGCACCTCCACCAGCTACGCCAGGGCCGATCACGATCACGGTCTCCTGGCCGCCCCCACCATCCCTTCGACCCTGCCCCCGTCCGGGGCGGCCTCGGGCGACCTATCGGGCAGCTATCCCGGGCCGAGCGTGGCCAAGGTCAACGGGGTGGCCGTGACCGGCACGCCGTCGAGCGGCCAGGTCATCACGGCCAGCTCGGCCACCGCCGCGGCCTGGGCCAGCCCGGCCGCCAAGGGCTGGGCCCATGCCTGGGCGACGGCCGGCCAGGTCATCCCCCAGAACGCGTGGACGACCATCACCTACGGCGCCACCGAGGCCGGCTCGGCCGGCCTCGCCACCTCGACCGGGCTCTACACCTGCCCGGCCACCGGGCGCTATTTCGTGTCCGGCTCGGTCGCCTGCCCGACGCAGACGACCGCCGCCACCACCTTCATCGCCGTCTACAAGAACAGCGCCTCCTACCAGCGGGGGGCCAACAACAATCAGGCGTCGAACATCGCCCCTGAGGTGCATGTCTCCACCGTGGTCAACTGCGCGGCGGGCGACACTCTGAGTATCCAGGTCCTGGCCAACATCGTCTCGGGTTTCACCACCGTCGCCGCCGCCGTCGACCAGACGGTCATGGTCGTCCAGCAGCTGACATGACCTGGTCCCGCGCCCCCGTGGCTGCCGCCCTGGTGGACATGCTGACCGCTGCGACCGAGGGCCTCCGGGTCCACCCCGCCCCGCCCGAGATCATCAACGGCCCCTGTATCGTCATCTCCCGGCCCCAGCCGGTGCTGTGCTCGGCCGCGGCGGTGGCCGTCGACGAGGTCACCCTGCCGGTCATCGTGGCCTCGGGGATCGAGCAGGAGCAGGCGCTCGAGGACATCATCGCCGTCTGCCGCCAGGCCGTGCTGGCCGACCCGACGCTCGAGCACAGCGTCGCCGCCGCCTGGCCGGCCGAGATCCGCAACTGGCGCAACGTGACCGGGGCGGGCGGTATCCAGCTGCTCCTGGCCGAGCTGATCCTGACCATCCACATGTGAGGTGAACATGGCAACCGCAACCAAGGAACCACCGCCCGAGGTGAGCCTGACCGCGGCCGGTGACCCGGTCGGGCCGACCATCACCCCGCTCGTCCTGAACGACGGCTACTTCGAGCTCGCGGGCACGAATTTGAGCTGTGCGGTCAAGCACCTGGAGGCGCCCTTCCCGGAAGTCAAACAAGTAACCATCACGACCTTCTGCGGGGAGTACGACACCCCGGGCACGACCAAGTACCACCTCCGGGCGACCCTGTACCAGGACTTCAGCGCCGGCTCGGTCGACTCGGTCCTCTACGCCGCCTGGCAGGGCTACGTCACCTCGGGCACCCCGGTGGCCTGGAAGGCCCGGCCCCACGCCTCCCGGGTGGCCGCGGCCGACAATCCGATCATCTCCGGCCTGGCCGTGCCCACCCCGTACCTGTGGCTGGGCGGCGACGCCGGCAATGCCAGCGAAGTGGCGATCGACTGGAACCTCTCGGCCCCCCCGACCCGGACGACCGGGGCGGTGGCCGCCACCGGGGCGGTGGCCGGGGCGCCCGGCTACTTCACCCCGTCGGGGTCGACCACGCCGGCCAACCTGGCCGCCCTGGCCGGCGTGACGGCCAGCCCGTCGACCAACTGGGCCGTCGGCCAGTACGTCATTACTTCAGATCTCTTGGCCAATAACTGGACCGGGGCGGCCTGGGCGGCCGGAAAGCACCCGTAATGGCCCCGGCGCCCCAGGTGGCCGTGGTCGGCATGAAGGCCCTGCGCCGCGACCTGGTCAAGATGGGCGAGGCCGGCGGCCCGCTGCTCAAGGCCATGGTCCAGGCGGGCCGGACGGCGGCCGAGCCGGTGGCCACCGCGGCCCGAAGTTCGCTGCCCCAGGTGAGCGGCCGGCTGGCCGGCGACGTCCGGGTCACCGCCTCCCGCACCGGGGCCGGGGTCCGCATGGGCCGCCAGTCCATCCGCTACGCCGGCTGGGTCGAGTTCGGCGGCCACCGCAAGGCGCCGCATGAGAGCTTCCGGACCTACAACAACCGGGGCCGCTACCTGTTCCCGGCCGCCGTCCAGCTGGCTCCCCGCGCCGCCCAGCTGTACGCCGAGGCGGTGACCCGGGCGGTCACCAACTACCCCTGGACCAACACCACCGGCAGCGGGGAGGCCGTTCATGACTGACGAGCCGGTGGTCCTGCCCGAGGTGGTGCACGTGACCCCGGCCTTCGCCTCCCGGGCGCCGTCCCAGCGGGTCATCGACACCATTACCCGCATGGAGGGCGGCAGCTTCGGCGACCTGGCCCAGAACCAGGCCTTCCGGCTGACCGCCTTCCGGGCCCTCATGCGGGACTTCCCGGCCTACGACGCCGCCGCCATGTGGGCCCACGCCTACGACGTGGAGGTGGAGATCGCCGAGGCGGACCCTACCAACGGCAGCTCGCCGACAACCGGGCCGCCATCGGTAAGTACCTCGGCTGCCTACCCGCCGAGGTCGACGGACTGAGCGACGAGGACTACCTGGCCGTGATCCGGCTGATGAAACGGGAGGCGGCCGAGCTCGAGCGGGCCAGGAGGCGATAGGCCACGGCCGGCCCGTCGGTCGTCGTCAGAGTCCTCGGGGACATCAGCGGCCTGGGCAAGGCCTTCGAGCAGGCCGGCTCGACCGCTCAGAGCGCCGCCTCCAAGGCCTCAGGCGCCTTCAGGACCATGCTGGGCGCCCTCAACCAGACCGGGGTGCTGGAGCCCTTCCAGGGCGCCATCGCCGGCGTGGAGGGGGCGCTCGACGCGGTGGCGGGCAAGGGCAAGACCGTCGGCACCGTCATGCTG